CGCTGACCCCGTACTGGTAGGCCCATTCGGTCTGCCCTTCAATCAAGTTGTACTGCGCCAATCGGTAGCCCGTCTGCAAAGGCTTGACGCTCCCACTTGCGAGGCTTCCGTCAATGTCCCAAGTACGGCCCACGATTTTGTCGGTGCTGAAAGATGCTGGTATCAAGGTTCCACAAAGGGTTTCGACCACCTTATCCCCTTTACCATAAAAGTTGGAGGTGTTGAAGATTCGGCCTCCGTAGCCTTCCCGTGCCAATGGGTAGGACTGCTTGTAGGTCTTGGACAAATAGTCACCCATGTCCTTGTACTTGAACACGATATTGGTGTAAGCGTTGGGGTCGCCGTTGGTCAGCACTTGCTCTTGGTTCTCATCGGATTTCTGCGACCAATCCACCACCGACCCCGAAGAGTAGAAGTCCTTCCACGGCTCAATGTACAGGAGTTTGGGGTCCTGCGGGTCGGGCATGAACTGCAAGTTGAACATCTTCTGCAAATCTTGCAGGAGGTCGCTCTGCTTGACATCGGCAGGCAGGGCCGTCCGCATATCCAGCGTTCCGACATTACTCCAATTCTCAAGGCACTCAAACTGTATGCTGCAATTTGGTTGCTGGTCAAAACTCGCCACTTGGGAATCAACTATGAGCCTAACATTTATGCCCGCACGAATTGAAATATTTGAAAAAACCACATCTTGAAACGCATCCTTAGTAAAGATTGAGTTCCATGAGCCATCGTTGTTTAATGCTGGTATAAGGGCTATATTTTGGTTGTTTGTTGTATCTCTTAACGATATACCGAAAGGAAGCCTTGTCCCAGGTGCGGACCAAGTAAATTTCAATTTTATTCTAATATTCCACCGAGTGGTCAAATTTGGCGACACGAATGTGCTTGACGATGCGACCCAATAGTTTGGCCTATCATAAAGCGGAGGCGTTGAATCGTCTTGAAAAAGCAGGAACCCCGTTACGGCAGAATAATTCGCCCCACTACCTCTTGCAAAAATATTGGACCCCGATAGGTTGATGGGCATCGTCCCCGCTGCATAAGGCATCACCAACTTGTTGAACAGGGACGAATTAAAGAATGTGCTGGAATAACGGAACCCCGCCTCGGCGAATATCAAATCCACCATCTTCTTGACATAGATGCTTGGACCAAGGCTCCACCATGGTGCTTGGAACCATCCGCGTCCTTGGTTCAAGATGTCCGTGAACCCCGCCGCATCCACAACCCCGTAAACATACCCGCTGCTCAACGCACCCGATGCCGTCCAAGTGCCGCTCACATGGCCGCTCGTGGGCGTGTGGTTCATCCCTGTCACTCCCGCCGTGTTGACGAGCATATTGCCCTCAATGGCTTTGAACAGGGACACATTATCGGTGAACAACCCCACCTCGTAGGTGACGGTCCCCTTGGTTTTGCTCATTGATAGCAACTGCAGCACGCCCGAAAACACCTGCACCCCATCCTCCCACATGGCGGCACGGATTCGCTTGTTCGGTTGGAATCCACCCACGAAGGACTGGATATTGTACGCATACGCAAAGCAGGCCCGATTCGTCGGGGTGTTCGGCAGGGTAATGGTTTTGCTGAAACTACCCCGTTGCTTGGTCACATCCTCAATGTCCCCGATGCTATAGGTGACGGCGATGTCGGTCCCGCCCATCGTGTCAAGGACATAGGCAAGTTCGGGCATGGCATTCAGCCCCGCAAAGCGCAGGTAGAGGCAGTCAAAGCAGGCCGCTTCAACCGCATCGGCTCCATCGGCAGTCGCACGGGTGTTGAAGTTGTTCCACGCCGTTAGGTCGTCGATGAAGGTTGCCGTCGGGTAGGCTATGAGGGTTACGCTCATAGGATGTTATTATCGTAGGCTACGGCTACCTCAATCTGCAACTGCGTGAGGCGGTCGTTCCGTCTGGTTACAAATTGATACTGGTTCGCATTGACCACCGCTTCCACAAGTTGGCCACCGAGTTCGAGCCACACATACCCACTCCGAACCATTTCAATCAACCACTCGGATTCTGCATCGGTTAGCCAGTCGCTATTCAAAGCATACACGAAGTCAAAGGACCCCGCCCAAACTTTGTTGTAGGTGGTGGTTGCGTACACATCGGAGTTATACCCGAACACCTCCCGCTGGATGTTGGCCCGCTTCCTGTTCTTCATCGTGAAGGTGTACGAATCAATCCCACCGTACTTGTTGACGAAATGGACGGGGATGGAATCAAACCGCTGGCAGGGGCCGAAGGTGAAAGTGGTCTGCACCGACCCAAGGCCAGCATTCCCCAAGAACTGCACCGTGTAGGAATCGCCCTCCACCGCTCCGCTCAATGCCGTGATGGTTCCCGAAAGATTTGCAGGGCCACAAGCGAAACGCTGGATATTGAAGTCCGTGGTTCCCGATAGGCTTGGGCTGACGGCGAAGTCGTAGTTCACGGACTTGTAAGCAACCCGTGCCGATACGAGCCAAGTATCGTTAGCCGATACCGTTGTGTACTTGGTCCCGTTGATGGCAAGGAAGTTGCTGCCCCCGTGGTACACCGTGAAGGCCGTGGGGGTTGTCAGCGGTTGGACGGAATTAAAACTGCTACCGATGCGGAAGTACGGGCTTAGGCTCCAGTCAGCAAGTTCCAACTGCTCCAAGTTCCCCGCAAAGGCCATCACCCCGCTGACCGTTGTGGTCGCTCCCGTGACGACGGGCGTGTTTCCGTACTCTTGCGTGAAGTCCAGCCGATAGCCCGAATAGAACCCCGAATGGTCCACGAATCCCGTCTGCGTCAGCGATGGGGCGGTCGGGGCTACGAGGGTTTCAACCACCTTCTGCACATCAAAGAACCCGAAATTGGTGGTCGGCAGTTTGTCGCACTTTAGCCTTGCCAGCGTCGTGCCTGCGGGGTTCTTCACATCGCAGACATAGCGGTAGTTCGGCTGGGCAATCAGCGAGCCGCTGACCTTGTAGAGCATCTTGTTGTAAACGGGGGTCGCTACGAGGGGCGAACCCGAAAGGACGGTTATGGACATGGGTTATCGGACGGTTGCGACGCTTATGGACTTGCCGAGGACTTCGGCTATGTTTTCGGTAAGCACATCCACCATTTCCTTGGTGGCTGCGTTGGACATGAAGTTGGTGGCCCGTAAGCCTTCCCGCCTAATCTTGTTGGCGATGTTTATAGCGAAGGAACGGTTGGCGGCCTTCTTGTCACGGCCTTCCAGTTGGATGCTCTTAAACGCAATCCACTCTTGGATGGGACGGATAGGTGGCCGCTTGTCCCTGTACTGAAACGGGCTATTGGGGGCACGACTACTGCTGACCGCACCCTTGACACCGAGGTCCACATATTTCCAGTAATCGTTGGCGACAATAGCGACAACGAAGGAAGTGTCGGTGAGCGTGATGGGTTCAAAGTCAATGCTGGCAGATAAGGAATCGCTGGCAATAGCCCCTGAATTTGCGAGGTTCTGCTTGGCCAAAGTGATGACCCCTTCCAACCATTTCTTGACCACGGCGTAGGACTTGTTGTCAATGGCCCCCTCCGCAAGATTTACCCCGAAATCGGGCAAGGCTTGCTTTTGGATGTCGGTCAGTTTCTTGCCCGAACCACCTACGAATACATCAAACTCCATGCTGGTAAATGTCCAGCCTCGCAAATTGTGTCCTACCGCCTCCGCATCCGCTCCGCTTCCATCCGTTCGGCTTCCAAGATGTCGTGTATCAGCAGGGCATAGTTCAGGAACTCCACCGCTTTCATTGCGAAGATGGCATCAAATTTCAGCACATCCTTGTTCGCCATCCTCCACACGACCATCAGCCAACCGTAGCCAGCAAGCGGGTTGGTTATTGGCCCTGCATTCCCTTCGTCAGGTGCTTGGAATAGTCGCTCAAAACTTTCAAGTAGGATTCTGAACTTAGCAAAAAAAAACTGACCACCCCCCAAACATCGCCAATTTTGGCGTGGGACTTGAACAGTTCGGCCCGCTCTTGGTGGCTTGCCCCGTCGTACTTCTTCGGGAAGTAGCCAAGGAACCCACCCTCCCTGCAAAGGGTAGCCATGATGCGGTGCAGGTTTTGGACCAACTTCTTTTCGTCGGTGGTATCGGTGTCCATCAGGTCAATGAGTTGCCCAGCGGTCAACTCGTCCGTAAACACCGTCGGAATCCACCACTTGCCACCTGCTTTGAACCGCCTGCGATATGCCAAGGTAGGCAGTTCGTTCCACTCGGCTATGATGGTCTTGTAACGCTTAGTAAGCCCCTTGGCGGGCATTTCCCTTACGAGTGATATATCCACCCCCTCCACTATCGCTACGACCCCTGCACGCTTGTCGTAATCGGTCAGCACGGGCGAGAACTCCAGCGCAGCGATGCGTTGGAACTGGTCAATGGTGAGGTCTTGGAGTTTCATTTTTGGAAGTACCATTGTTGCGTGCCTGGGACAACGCCGTGCCGTCCCCCGAAGAATTCGCCCACCGCCTTCACAACCCCTGGCCATCCCGCCGTGTAGTCGTCCCCGCAAATAAACCCTCCCCGCTTGACCTTCGGGAACCAAGCCTCCAGGTCCGCAAGTACGGGTTCGTATTCGTGGGCCGCATCGATGTAAACGATGTCAAATTCGCCCTGCTTGAATAGTTTAGAGGCAGCAATGGAATCGCAGTTGTGGTCCTTGATTTTGTCGCTTATCGGGGCGATGTTCTGCTTGAAAACCTCGTAGGATGGGACCGAGTTGCTGGCCTTGTGTTCGGGTGAACCCTCAAAGTGGTCCACCGCTATCAACTTGTAGTTCCGACCCCTGCTGACAAAGACCTCGTCAAAGATGGCAGTCCCTCGTCCGAGGTACACCCCGATTTCAGCCATCACGATGCGAGGCTTGGGGGGCATGGTGTCAAGGATGAACTGAAGGAGTTGGCCTTGTTCCTGTGGGCTGGACCAGCCGAAGATGTGGTCGTGTTTCATCGCTTAAAGATTTCTTTGATGTTCCTACTGTTGTCCCGATAATTGTTGGATAGGTGATAGACCTTGCAATGGTCCGCAAGTTCGCCGTTCTCGTCCATCTCCAGCATCGGCTTTAGTTCCAAGGACCAAATCGGCAGGGAGGCAAGGGATTCACGATAGAGGCCGTTGTTTGGTATCGTCTGCAACGCTTGCGGGTTACGGCTCAACACCTCGGCAAGCCGCTTCGTGCTGAACATCCAAAAAGCGTGATAGTTGATGTAAAACGGAAGGCTTGCGTAGGTCTTCCCGTTCCACTCCTTCCACATATTCGGTGTAGGATTGAATGCAATGTCGGGGCTAAATTCGCCTTCCACATTTGGGTAGGTTTCAATCCGAGTAAAGGACGGGTACAAGTTGTCCTCAAACATCGCATCGAACTGCTTGGTGAAGTTGACGAAACCCTCTTTGGGAAGCATCATGTCGTCCTCGAAATACGCCACCCAGTCAAAGTGCTGGTACACCTCTGCAATCCTGTTGCGGTGCTTGCTGGTCAGTTCCCAAGGGTGTCCCATCGCCGTGTGGGCGTGTAAGGTGACGGGAAAGTGAGCGAGTTCTTGCGCTGCTTGGGGGTCGTTGGTGTCCACGAAGATGTCCGACTGCACAGGGTAGGACTTGATGGCCTCAATGACCTTGGTCAAGTTCTCCACCCTGTTCGGATGGTGGTGGTAGGCGATATTGGCGAGCAGTTTCATGGTTAGAATGTGATGACGAATTTACTTGGGTCGGGCCATCCTGGGTTGGGGTCGTACACGGTCATCCCTTCCCGCTTTCCAATCCAAGTTTCGGCTTGGTAGCGGTGTTCCCTTACGGGTTCGCCAAGTTCCCGCACATGGCTTGACTTGGCCCACCAAAAGTTCCCTGCAAAGTAGGGATACCCGTCGGGGTTGTTTTGGTCCGCTATTTGGGGGAACTGCTCGGTGGTGAGCCAATGCGTTCCAACGCAGTCCACTTTCTCCAGTTCCGCAAGAGAGCGTTCCCATGCGACGATGTTAAAAAACACCATAGACCTGCACCACATCTGCTTCACAAGCGACGGGTCAGCGGACCCCTTCGTATGCCCGTAGAGGTAGGCCGCATCCTCGGTTTGGCTAGCTCGGTACATCTCGGTCAGCGTCGCTTGCTCCCATGCGTTTGTGCGAGTGACTACCACCTTAATCTTTGCCGCCACGAGCGAGTTGTCCAAGATTTCCTTGACCGCCTTCCGCTGGTCGGGTGGGCCGACGATGCCGACACGAATCTCGTCCAACTGTTCTATCAGCCCGTAGTTGCACAGGGCCATCATGTGTTGGTGCATGATTAACTGCCATTGGCCGCCGCCGCCGCAGTAGATGTGGTAGTAGTGGATGAGTTTCATTGGATGAGGAGGGTTAAGATGCAGCCGATAAACACCAAGGCCAGCACGACCCGACCGATGGCGAGGGCGAGGTCAAGGAGGGATTCAAGGTTCATGCCCCAAAGTTACACCACAAGATACTTGCCCGAGTTGCTCACGGCCAATTTGTTGAGGGCCACATAGCGGAGCGCATCGCAGGCGTGGTTGTAGGAATCAATCGGGACCCCCGTGTCCTTGCCGTCCTTGTCCGTGGCCCAAGTGTACGAGCGGAGTTCTTTTATCAGGTTCACGGAATCCTTGGTCACATGAAGGTTAAACCGCTTGACCACATCTATCCCGTTCCTGACCGAATCGGGGCCTTTCTCCGCTGGCTTGATGTTGAATCCGAGGCGGTAGATTTCTTCGATGCTCTTGGGTTCGGCAGAGTCCGCAACTATCTCCCAAGCCCTTGTGATGCCGAACTCCTTCAAGCGGGTGGCGATGTCGCTATTGGTCAAGCCCCGATGGTAGAGCAACTCATGCACAAACAGGTCATCACCCCTGCGGTACACAGCGACCAAGGCCGTGGGGTCGTTGCTGAACCCCCAGTCAAGCCCGTAGGCGACGAATTTCATCGTGGATGGGTCTATACCCTCAACCACCGTGTAATCCCCGTAGATAGCCCCTTGGAGCGTCCCGACTTGGCCCAACCCGTACACCTTCCACCAGTTGGCCCAGTAGGCACTCGTTTCGGCCTTGGTGCGATTCAGTTCGATGTCATTCCGAATAGTATCAGGAAGGGCTTCGTTGTCTTGGTATGTGAGAATGAGGAACTCCGCATCCTTTTCGGGCAAGACCTCGGTATGCGCCCAAAATTCGTGGGTGGGGTTGAAGTCGATGTAGATTTCTTGGCTGGTCCTGATGGCTAACTGGTAGTAGGAATCAAAGTCAATGTTGTTGGCCTCGTT